TTTTTTTTCAAGCAGAAGACGGCATACGAGATTCAAGTGTGACTGGAGTTCAGACGTGTGCTCTTCCGATCTAGAAAGCGCGATGAATTCTGAGAACTCATCGCGTTTTTTCTCTTATGCGGGTAGTGGGGGTCGAACAACAAAAAATGATTGAGTAACGTCAAAAGCATATCTGCAACGCGCCTAAGCACTTGCTAAAAGGGTAGTGTGGTTGGCTTGTAGTCCATGTATTTTGCTACGTTTACAAAAAAGAGTGTTACCAAATGTGTTACCAAAATCACCCTTGAGCCTTCCTGAATGCCGCGGTGGTAGCGGCAGCAAGATCTTCCCTCTGACCGTCAAGCTCGTGCCGATACACTCCGGCAGTGTCCATGTTCTTGCTGTGACCGACCAGCATCTTCAGCTGGCTGTCGGTCAATACGCCGGATTCAATGCTGACGAAAGTGTGTCGCATCTCATACAGCGTGACCTGAGGCTCAATGCCATTGTCACGCTGGTACTTCTTCCAGCGCTTGAATAAAGCTCTCTGGTTCGGGATCTGGAACAAAGGGGTGGTATAGTTCAGCGGGATATCGGAAGCCTTCAGCAAGGCTACCTGCGCTTCGTAGGCCTCATGGGCTTCCTCGCCCATGTCAAATGAGCGAATGGCGTTTTCGTTCTTGCCGGTGGTTTCCTCATCCAACCGGTTGATGCTGCGGCGCAGATTGACCGTGTTTCCTTTGATATCACCATACCAGAGCCCCACAAGTTCACCGGGGCGTACACCTGTAGCAACTGCAAACCGGTAGGCATAGATATACTCGTCAAAGACCAGCTTGCCATAGTAAAGGCGAGTGTCCACATCAAACAGAACTTTCAAAGCGGTCGGCTGTAAAATCTTTTTCTTCCCCATGCGGGCATTCTTCGGGATAGACAGCTCAGGGAACATCGTACTGTACCTGTTCCGGCGGCACCATTTCAAAAAGCTGATCTCCGTTGAGCGGATCGTCATAATGGTCTTGCGGCTCAAAGGCTTGTCGCTTGACCTACGCTGACGCTCCTTTTTAAGGCATCGCTTTTTGAAAGACATATTGATGGCTTTTTGCAGATCGCCTTCGGTCAGCTCGTCAATGCGGATGTCCCCACAGACAGGCAGAATATAGTAATCTCCGTATTTCTTGCACTGCTCAACATAGGATGTGCCGCAGGTGAGCTTCAGTTCTTCTACCCACTGGGCATAGAGGGCAGCTACCTTCTTCTTGCCGTCCCGGATGCTATCGTCAAGCCAGGCATCGGCCTTTGCGTTGGCTTCCCGCTGGCCGGTGCGGCCAGGCGTGCTGCTGTAAAACCGTTTGCGGGTGCCGTTCTGCACCGCGATACACCAGCGGTTTTCCTTCTCGACCCAAAACGCCGTGTTGACCCGTTTTTTCATAAAATCCACCTCCATACACAAGGGTACACTTTGACAAGCCTGCCCGGAGGTGGTATCATAGTCTGTGCAGAGGTTCGCCAAAATCTACTGTACAGAGCCGTGACGCCTTCGGGCAAGCGGTTCGGAAACCTCCTTCGGTGCTGGTAACACCGGGGGAGGTTTTTTTATTTGTTTGTGCAAATCAAAATTATGCTATACTTTAGCATAATTTTGATGTATAATGAACGTGAACGAATCTTTTCATTCATACACAGAAAGAAAGGTGCTATCATGTCAGAGCGTCAGAATGCCGTCGAACTTTATCTTGACGAAAAAGACTTCAAAATGAAGTTGAACGGTGTTGAAGTCCATCGCGTCAAAGGCTTCTCCATCCAGTGCGATGCGGGCCATCCCCTCGCAGATATGACGCTGAACATTTCGGTGGACAAACTGAAACTCGGTTAATGGAGTTTACTCCACACATCCAGCGCCTTGTCAATGCCGCGTTCGACAGCCGTTTCGCCGTACTCGATAGCCTTCGGAAACAGATCGCAGGCACCCATCATGTAAAGGTCGATATAGCCATCATCACGCAGTTCCGCAAGCGCCTCTCTCACGTCATCCCACGGAATCCCCGGCAATGCAGCCGACACATCTTCTGATGCAAAGTATTTTGCCTGAGACTTCGGCAAGGTTTTGCGGCGCTCCGTGTATGCACGATAAAGTTTCAGCAAGACCTTTTCGGTATCTTTTGTCATCCCGTATTTTCTCCTTCTGCGCCCTCGGTGTTCGCAGCACCGGGGGCTTTTTTGTTTAGTTCACATCAGTTATTCAAAGCCTTTGCGCGCACAGTCGGGCTTGCTGCCTTGAACAGATCATATGCGTTCAAGACATCCGTAATTGCCTGACGCTCTTCGGGGGTGACTGTGTGGTCGATGCTGCCACCATCGCCGCTGTATCGGATAATGATTTCATCAGCGCTCAAAATATTCTTAAACCACTGGATATCTTCATCATCGCCCATAAAAGATGTCAGTTCCCAGTACTGCTTTCCATCATAGCCACGATCCACATCCGTCCAATCAATCGTGTAGGTATATTTATACTCGCCCGCGCGAATCGTAATCGTGTCCAAGTACACATATTTGTTGCCGCTACACAGAACCATGAAAAACATTGACGGATCATTGGTGCTGCCATTTACAAAGAAGGGCAGTATATAGCTTTTGCCTTGATTGCTCAGTCGGTCTTCCGTGGGTGACACATAGCTTCTTGCGTCCTCGACCTTATCGTAACTGATTTTCAGCTTTGCAAGAGCGTCTTTCAGTCCCAGCACCTGCTGGGCTTCTGCCAACACCGCAAAGTTACTGACCTGCGCCTTGCTTGCATCGTCCAATTCGTTATAAGCATTTACAGCAGCCACAATTGCCGGGCGGCGGGCAGTCGTGACGGTTCCGATTTGGTTGATCAGGCTTTCCACCTGCGCTACCGTCGCAGTATTGCATTCTTCAAGAGCGGCTGTGCTCATATATTCTGCTGGGCTGACAGCCATTGCCGGCGCTGCCACAGATAAAAGCGTTGCGGCAATGCACAGTGCTGCAGCGGTCTTTTTCATAGTTTTCTTCATACATAACACTCCTTCGCTATATAGACTAGAATGACTCCGATAATCCAAAATCACCCCACCCAGTGCGTCCAGCCTACGGCCTTGCCCTCAATGTGCACCTCTTCCAGCTGGGAGCCAGTACAGATCATAGGCGCATAGGCCGGGTTTGCAGGCATCAGGGTCAGCGTGCCGGGGTTGTAATATACCCGCTTGAGGGTGGCTTCACCATCAATGCGCACCGCTGCGATCTCGCCGTTCTCCACCTCCGGCTGGATGCGGATATACACCACGTCTTTATCGTGAATGCCGGCATCCACCATGCTGTCACCGTGGCAGGTCAGGGAAAAATCGCACCGGATGTTCTCCGGAACGTCCACCATTTTTTCAATGTTCTGCTCTGCCGTGATGGGTTCCCCGCAGGCAATGCTGCCGATCAGCGGGATCTTCTTCATCTTTGGCATTGGTTCAAAGCCCGGCGGGATGGTGGGCTTCTTGGGCGCTAGTACAATCGGGTCAGCAATCTTAATATCTGTACGTCCGTACAGATAATTCATATCCACATTAAACAGGTCAGCGATTGCTTCCATGGTTTCAAACCCCGGCTCCCGCTCCCCACGTTCATACATGTTTACACTACTCTTAGACAAATCCAGCTCATCCGCAAGCCGTTGCTGTGACCAGCCTTTTTCACGGCGCAGCGATTTTAGCCGCTCTGCAAAAGTTGCCATCAGGCCACCTCCCTATATTATTACAATCAAATAATAGCACATATCGTGCACAAGTTCAAGCACAAAAAGTGTACTATTCTTTTGCGCACATTTTGTGCACTCTGCGAATAGATTTATTTTCTGGTTTTGAGTACAATAGGTGCACGGAAAGGAGGTGACCCAATCAGATGGACGGTAAGACCATCGGCCACAAGCTGCGCGCATTGCGCGGCGAAATGGACGCAAAAACCGTTGCTGATGCGCTTGGAATCAGCACTTCGGCGCTTTTTATGTATGAGCGCGGCGAACGCATTCCCCGCGACCAGATCAAAAAGCGCATTGCTCAGTATTTCGGCCAGAGTGTCGAAGAAATTTTTTTCGCAGAATGAGCACATATTGTGCGCAATTCAAAAGGAGGTGAAAAGCATGAAAAAGTCCGATTCTGCCGAAAAGATTGCACAGGAGCTGTTGGAACAGCTGAAGGGCCGCGACCTGCTGTTCGCAGAAGCAATGGATGTTGCAAAAGAACTTGAACACCAGATTACTTTGGAATGCAAAACCAGAACGCTGTAACAAAAAAAGCCAATCCCGCACTGCAATGCAGGACTGGCAAACGTCACACCATCAATCGTACTTTACGCCGTTGACAATGCAACCCGGATGGAGAACCGCCGTGTCGGGGATGCCCAGCGGGCACACTACAGTTCCGTAGATATCCAGCTGGCCACGAACTTGAATTACGGGTGCATCCAGCGTTCCACGGATTTCGGCTGTAGCTCCCTCTTTGACCAGAAGATCACCATGCATGATACCATTCACCGCAAATTTTGCTGGTTCCATTACAATTACCGAGCCAGTCAAAATTCCCTGAATATCTGCATTGCCGTATTTGCCCGAAACAACAAGATCGTCTGTCTGCACACCGGAAACGACGTAATTATGGTTGACTTCCACCATTCTGCTCACCTCCTTCCTGTTTTCTTATTTTACCGCAGGAACGAGGTGCACACAAGGAGGTGAACCACATGAACAACAACAAAAAGCCCAGCCGTAAGCGCGACTGGACTCCCAGGACGACAACCAAGATTCTGATTGCTACGATTTGTATGCAGCTTGTCACCCTCGTCGCTCTGATCATCCGAATCGTCCGGGATTTCATCTGACAATCGCGATGATGGCCGCGACCATAGAGACAAAAGCGATCAGCAGTGACGCAACAGTGAGCCAGCGGTTCACTCGGTTTTCTTTCGCCTGTTCTTTCTGGTCGGCTTCGTATCGTTCCACAAACTTGTGCAGATCTTCAGACGATCGCACCTGTGCATTTTCCACGATGCGTTTCGAGCCTTGAGATGCTGCCACCGTTTTTGCCGTGTTGGCATTGCCGCCAAGAATCACCTTGCCCCCATCGCGGATCGCATCTTCCAGTTCCGACATTATTCTCACCTCCCTTCTGTCTCTCTATTCTACCGCAGAAGGGAGCCACCCACAAGGAGGTACATCTTCACCATGAACGACTTGACCACATTCACTAATCCCGAGTTCGGGCAGGTGCGCACCGTCGAGATCGACGGCACACCGTGGCTCGTCGGCAAGGACGTTGCCGTGGCGCTTGGGTACAAGAATCCCCAGCGTGCTATCCGCGACCATGTTGACGCCGAGGACAAAGGGGTGACCAAAACAGTCACCCCCTCCGGTGAGCAGGAAATGCTCATTATCAACGAAAGCGGCCTGTACAGCCTGATTTTGTCCAGCAAGATGCCCAAGGCCAAGGCCTTCAAGCGCTGGGTGACCAGCGAGGTGCTGCCTGCCATCCGCAAGAACGGCGCTTACGAGAGCTTTCAGGCACAGCAGCACATTGAGCAGTTGGAAGCCACCAACACCCGGCTGAACGCCGCCATTCAGGCAGTAGGCAGCGCAAAAGCAGAGCTGGCCGACGTCATCAATCTGCGCAACGACTTCATCAAGCACCGCGACAACTACAAAGCCCGGTATATGCAGGCCAAGACCGATTACGGCAAGATCTGCGACAGTCTGCGGCAGGCGGAAGGCCTTGTGGCCAAGGCACAAGCCGATCTTGACAGCCGCATCGACCAGCTGAGCATCATCGCCTTTGGCCTTCCCGGCTTCGACGAGATCATGAACGCAGTTATCGGCACCGTGCTGCCCGCCGAAAAGAAGGAGGAATAAAATGTTGAACGCATCAACCATTCGCGGCACCTTCCGGCAGATCCCATACTGGAAGCTGCGGGGACGGTTCCACAGCTGTGGCTACCGCGATCAGGAAGTGGCCGAGTACATCGGCATTGGCCGGGACACCATGAGCGGCAGGATGCAGGGGCACAACCCGTGGACAAGCACGGAGATCACTGCAATGTGCGAGCTGCTGGGTATCCGGCAGAATGAAATCGGGGAGTATTTCTTCCCGCGTGTCGAGGAAGGAGAATCCACATGAGCAAACAGTACACCCTTGCATCCGAGCGGGCCGACGCACCCACCGGATGCGCATACGTGGCACCGACGTTCTGGAACAAGTGGTTCCGCTGGGATGGAAGCCGGGCATCCGGCTGCTACCAGCTGGGCGGGCAGGTCAAGGACGAAAACCACACCGGCCTGCAGATTTTTTCAGATGGCGAATGGCACCCGGTCGTTGGATGGACATTGGACAACTGCGGCCCCGCAACTGACTATCAGGAGGTAGGAGCATGAAGCTTGAAAGTGAATACGTTCTGCGGTCTGCCGCTATTTTGGCGCATTCAGCGCTTGATGATGCCAGTGCCGTAAACTCTGCGCTTCAATATGGCGGGACGCCCGACCAGATGGCTGCCGTAAAGAAAACTGCTCAGGCGGCCGATGATGCAATCGATCATGTGCAGAACCTTCTCTATATTTTAGCTAATTTGGAGGGCATATCCTTATGAAAATCAAATCCGGCGTGTGGTACTGGCTGGCCGTGGCCAGCGGGGCCGTGGGCCTGCTGTATGGCCTGGGTCTGGAGGGCAGCTTCCAGACCGGCGGCACCGTTTCGGATGCCGACTTCATCACGGCCATGGTGCTGATCCTGCTGGCGATCTTCTTTATGCGGCTGGGCTTCTACGCCGCCGATCAGGAGAAAAAGCGGAGCAAGAAGGTGCACCAGCAGCCCCGCAACACCGTGAAGAGCGGCAGGAAGGCGGGCTGACACCACCCATGAATAAAGGAAAGCACTTTACCCGCGTTTGTTTGGACTGCGGCAAGGTGATGGAAAATGTTGCTGGCAACCTGCGCTTTTGCGCTTCCTGCCGCAGAGAGCGCCACAACCAATATTGCAGGGATTACAGGGCGCATAATGAAAAACCTGCCCGCGTCATGTGGTACACCGTCTGGGACGCAAAGACCGGCGATCTGCTGGCATCCGGCACGTCCGAGATGTGTGCCCGGCGGCTGGGCTACAAGAGCGCGAACAGCTTTGCGTCTGCCGTCAGCCATGGACTCAGCGGCAGCCATCGAACTTACAAGTACACATTTGCGCGGGGACGTATCGACCGCAGCGAGGTGGACAGCCTGCCGCCGGTACGCACTATACGAAAAAAGCCCGCCGGTGCGCCAACACCGACGAGCTGCAAGGGATGATGAGTTCGAACGACTTCATCACCCCGATGATATCACAAAATCGGAGGTTTTACAATGAAAGGAATTTTGATCGAACCGGGCAAAGAGCCCGTAGTCACCACCCTGCCGGACACGCTGCAGGGCATCGAAGCACTGCTGCGGTGCCCCTGTGAGCAGAAAGTCCTGCCACGCACCCCGGCAGTGCTGGTGTACGGCATCATGGGCAGAGACCTGAACCGTATCTATCGCGGCCAGCATATCTACGGCCCTATCCTCTGCTATGGCTGGAAGGGCAACAACATCCAGCCCATGAGCAAGGATGTGCAGGCCGAGATGCTGGACCGCCTCAAGGACACGGAGGTGCGGGTATGACGGACTACACCATCAGCTGCAAGCTTTCCAACGAAACGGTTTATGCCTGTTACCGTGGCCGGTTCTGGCGCTGGGACGGCAGCATTTGGAAAGAAAGCCACCTCATGACGCAGAAATTCGAGCGGGCCAAGGCAGCAGACAAGAAGCTGACTCCGCAGGCATTCCTGACCAACGGCGCGGAGTTCGCCCCGTTGGATGAGTACGAGCTCCCGGAGCAGATGCTGACGGCCCTCAGGGAGGCCAAGCCCTGCAAGAACGCCCCCATTGAACCGGTGGAAGAACACCCTACCCCATCCGCGCAGTGTTCGGATGCTGCCACTGCTGCGGAAAACCAAACTGCGGCATCCCCGGCAGCACCGGAGGGGTCAAGCCCTACGACGGAACTGGCGACTGCTGCCGACGCACCCGGTGTTCCGGTCAGTGCAGACGAAAACGCGCCTGTGCCCTCGAGTACCGCTCCCACTTTTGACTTTGGTGCAGACGACCAGACCAACGCCCTGTTGTTGCAGGATGCGCAGACCTTCATCACCGGCAACATGGCCCGTATCATGGCCGCAAAGCACGCTCACGACCTAACCGCAAACCACTATCAGGGCAGCTGGGGCAAGTGGTGTGCCGCCGTCGGCATCAGCCGGGACACCGGTGACCGCATGGTGAGCGTTGCCGCACAGTGCGGCAACATCCAGCTGGAAGGCAAGTCCATTCTGGACGTGCAGCCCCTGAAACTGCTGTATGCTGCGGCCAAGCCCAGCACCCCGGAGGTGGTCAAGCAAGCCGTTTTTACCGGTGACATCACTACTTACAAAGAGTATCAGGAGCTTATGGCCCAGCTCAAGGCCGAGAAAGACCGTGCCGACGCTGCCGAGAAGTCCGCTCAGAACGCCCGCAAGGAAAATGCCTATTTCAAGGAGCTGGTGAAAAGCGCCGAAGCCCAGACCCATAAGGACGCGGAAAAGCGGGAAGAAGCAGAAAGCCGCTATGAATCCGCTCTTGCCGACATCAGCGGTCTGAAAGAGCAGAACGCCCAGCTCCAGCAGAGCTACCACGATGCAGACGAGAGCCGTATTGCGGCCAACCTCCAGCGCCAGAAAGCCGAAGCGGAACGCGACAAGGCCGAAGCCCGTGCCAAGGATGCTGAGAACCAGCTTTCCGGCTCCCGGCAGGTGGCCGAAGCGGCCAAGCTCCGGGCGGATAAGCTGCAGGAAGAAAATGCGGCCCTGAAAAAGCAGCCCATCGCCGCTGTGGTGGATGAGGAAGAGGTAGACCGGCGGGCAGGCGAAAAAGCTTACGAGATTGCGGCCGGAATGACTGCAAACTATAAGGCACAGCAGGAACAGGATGCCCGCGATGCCTACGACAGCATCATTCTGGCCGGGCGCTCCATCACAAGCATCGTTCAGTCCGCCAAAATGCAGTTCCGCAAATTGCCGGATGACCAGAGGGAGACCGCAATCAACCAGTTCGTGCACACACTCGCATCCGCTCAAGGGGAGGTATCCGCATGTCTGTAAAGATCATGGCCTTAGAGGCCGAAAACGTCAAACGCATCAAGGCCGTTGCACTCACGCCGTCGCCCACCGGGCTCACCCTCGTGGGTGGCAACAACAATCAGGGCAAGACCAGCGTGCTGGACGCGCTGGCGTGGGCCCTCGGCGGCGACCGCTTCCGCCCGGACGCCGCCCAGCGGGACGGGGCCGTGGCTCCCGCCCACCTCAAGGTCAAGCTCTCCAACGGCGTGGTGGTGGAACGCACGGGCAAGAACAGCACCCTGACCGTCACCGACCCCACCGGACGGCGCAGCGGCCAGCAGCTGCTCAACGCCTTCATCGAGCCGCTGGCGCTGGATCTGCCCCGCTTCATGGAAGCATCCGACAAGGAGAAAGCCGACATCCTGCTCCGGATCATCGGCATCGGCACCGAACTGCACACCCGGGATCTTGAGATCAAGGCCCTGTACGACAAGCGCACCTTCACCGGCCAGCTGGCCGCGCAGAAAAAACACTTTGCCGAGGAGCTGATCTCCTACCCGGATGCACCGGAGGAGCCGGTCAGCGCCTCCGACCTCATCCGCCAGCAGCAGGAAATCCTGGCCCGCAACGGCGAGAATCAGCGGCTGCGCCAAAATCTTGCCGGGCTGGAAGAGAAAGCCCGAGTGCTGGCAGATCGCCGCACGCAGCTGGAACAAACCCTTGCGCTGCTGGTGAAGGAGCAGACCGAAGTAAACGAATCGCTTTACACAGCACGGAAGTCAGCCGAGAACCTGCAGGACGAATCCACCGCCGAACTGGAAGCTTCCATCCGGGACATTGAGGAGATCAACCAGAAGGTGCGGGCCAATCTGGAAAAATCCCGGGCCGAGGACGAAGCCGCCCGGTATGCCAGCGATTACGACAAGCTCACCGAAGCCATCACCCGGAAGCGGGCCGACCGCATGGCCCTGCTGAACGGTGCCGACCTGCCCCTGCCGGAGCTGAGCGTGGAGGACGGCGCCCTTACCTATAAAGGCAAGCACTGGCGGGATATGTCTGGCAGCGACCAGCTGCGGGTGGCCGCCGCCATCGTCCGCCGCCTGAACCCGGACTGCGGTTTCGTGCTGCTGGACAAGCTGGAACAGATGGACATGACCACCCTGCAGGAGTTTTCCGCATGGCTGGAAACAGAACACCTGCAGGCCATTGCCACCCGGGTCTCCACCGGCAGCGAGTGCCAGATCATCATTGAGGACGGCATGGTGAAGGATGCCGAAACCACCCTGCCGCCCGTCACCGAAAAGCCCCAGCAGAAGAGCTGGACGAAAGGAGCGTTCTAAATGAGCAAATATGCAGTTACCACCGGCATCCAGAATGCGCCGGTCAAGACCGTGCTGTACGGCCCGGAGGGCATCGGCAAAAGCACCTTTGCCTCTTACTTTCCGGACCCCGTATTCATCGACACCGAGGGCGGCACCAAGCGGCTGAACGTCAAGCGCCTGCCCCAGCCCACCAGCTGGGCCATGCTGCTGGATGAGGTGGCCGAGGTACGCAAGGGCAGTGTCCCCTGCGGCACGCTGGTCATTGATACCGCCGACTGGGCTGAACGCCTGTGCATTCAGGCCGTGTGTGCCAAAGCCAAGGTGAACGGCATCGAAGATTTCGGCTACGGCAAGGGCTACACCTATGTTAAGGAAGAGTTCGGCAAGCTGCTGGACGCGCTGGAAGAGGTGCTGCAGGCCGGGCACAACGTGGTGGTGCTGGCCCATGCCGCTATTACCAAATTTGAGCAGCCGGATGCCGTGGGCAACTACGACCGCTGGAGCATGAAAACTTCCAAACAGGTGGCCCCGCTGCTGCGCGAGTGGTGCGATATGCTGCTGTTTGCCAACTACAAGACCGTTGTGGAAAAGGTGGGCGACGGCAAGAACGCCAAGAGCAAGGCCAGCGGCGGCAGGCGTGTACTGTACACCGCGCATCACCCCTGCTGGGATGCAAAAAACCGCTTTGACCTGCCGGAGGAAGTACCCTTTGACTATGCCAGCATTGCCGCCTGCATCCCCGGCGCAATGTCTGCACAGGCACCAAAACCGGAACCGCAGCCGCGTTCCCAGCCGGAAGCCGACATCCTGCCCAGCCCGCAGCAGGAAGCAAAGCCGGTGGCTCAGCCGCAGCCCGCACCGCTGCAGGAAAGCTCTGAGAAAAATGTTCTGCTCAGTCTGGGCGTGCCGGAAAAGCTGGCCGCTCTGATGAGCGCCAACAAGGTCAGCTGTGAAGAGCTGCAGGGCGTTGTGGGCAAACGGGGCTATTTCCCGGAGGATATGCCCATCAAGGACTACCCCGCTGACTTTGTGGAGGGCTGTCTGATCGCCGCATGGCCGCAGGTGTTCCAGATGGTGCTGGATAACCGTGATATCCCGTTTTAACAGGCTCCCTCACGGAGGGAGCTGGCACGTGTAAGCGTGACTGAAGGAGTTTTATAATAAAGGAGTAATTACTTATGAACGAAATGAACACCACCGACCGCGCCCTGAGCTGGGACGACGAAGTTACCAACGAGCAGCAGGAGTTCGTGCTCCTGCCCGAGGGCGAGTATGCCTTTGAGGTCACCGGCATGGAGCGTGCCCGCTTTGAGGGCAGCGCAAAGCTCCCGCCCTGCTCCATGGCAAAGCTGACCCTGAAGATCTTCGGCGGGGCCAAGGGCGACACCACCGTCACCGACCGCCTGTACCTGCACACCAAAACGCAGGGCCTGCTGGGCGCTTTCTTCGAGAGCATCGGCCAGTGCAAGCGCGGCGAGACCTTCCGCCCCCGCTGGAACGAGGTCGTGGGTGCCAAAGGCATCTGCAAGCTGGGTATCCACGAGTACACCAAGCAGAGCGGTCCTCATGCAGGCGAGACCGGCCAGAGCAACAAAGTGCAGCGCTTCCTGCCGCCGCCCGAACCCAAGGCCGCACCCTCTCAGGGCTGGACGCAGGGGGCATTCTGATGGGGCAGGAACTGAGACCCTACCAGCAGCAGGCCCGTGAACGCATCCACGCCGAGTGGGAGAACGGCCACACCCGCACTCTGCTGGTGCTTCCCACCGGCACCGGCAAGACCATCGTGTTTGCATCGGTAGCTGCCGATCAGGTGCGGGCGGGCCACCGGGTGCTCATTCTGGCGCATCGCGGTGAGCTGCTGGAGCAGGCAGCGGACAAGCTGCAGCGCTCCACCGGCCTTGTCAGCGCGGTGGAAAAGGCAGATGCCACCTGTCTGAATACATGGTTCCGTGTGGTGGTGGGCAGCGTGCAGACCCTGCAGCGCACCGCCCGGCTGGAACGCTTCCCCCGGGACTACTTTGGCACCATCATCATCGACGAGGCCCACCACGCCATCACCGACGGCTACCGCCGCATCCTCGACTACTTCGGCAGCGCCAGAGTGCTGGGCGTAACCGCCACGCCGGATCGCGGCGACATGCGCAATCTGGGCGAGGTGTTCGACAGCCTTGCCTTTGAGTATAAGCTGACCGATGCCATCAAAGAGGGTTATCTGTGCAGGATCATGGCCCAGACCATTCCGCTGAAGCTGGACATTTCTTCTGTCACCATGAGCGGCGGGGACTACGCCGTGGGAGACCTCGGCACTGCGCTTGACCCCTATCTGGAACAGATCGCCGCCGAGATGGCCCAGCGCTGCAAAGGCCGCAAAACGGTGGTGTTCCTGCCCCTCATCAAGACCAGCCAGAAGTTCCGGGACCTGCTGAACGCCAAGGGATTTTGCGCCGCCGAGGTCAACGGCCAGAGCGCTGACCGCCGCGAGGTTTTGGCCGACTTTGATGCCGGAAAGTACAACGTGCTGTGCAACTCCATGCTGCTCACCGAGGGCTGGGACTGCCCGTCTGTTGACTGCGTGGTGGTGCTGCGGCCCACCAAGGTGCGCAGCCTGTACAGCCAGATGGTGGGGCGCGGCACCCGCCTTTCCCCGGGCAAGACCGACCTGCTGTTGCTGGATTTCCTGTGGATGACCGACAAGCACGAGCTGTGCCGCCCGGCAGACCTGGTCTGTGAGGACCGCACTGTGGCCCGCCAGATGACCGAGCATCTGGCCGAGACCGGCTGCCCGGAGGACATTGAAGAAGCTGCCGCACAGGCCGGCGAGGACGTGGTGGCCCAGCGGGAAGAAGCCCTTGCAAAGCAATTGGCCGAGCAGCGCCGCAAAAAGGCAAAGCTGGTGGACCCGCTGCAGTACGAGATGAGCATCCAGGCCGAAGATCTCTCCGGCTATGTGCCCGCTTTCGGGTGGGAAGCCGGGCCGCCCAGCGAGCAACAGACCGCCGCGCTGGAAAAGCTGGGCATCCTGCCGGATGCGGTGGAATCGGCGGGCAAGGCGGCCCTGCTGCTGGACCGGCTGCACAAGCGCCAGACCGAGGGCCTGACCACGCCCAAGCAGATCCGCCTGCTGGAACGCTACGGCTTCCGGCATGTGGGCAGCTGGAGCTTTGACGCGGCCAGCCGCATGATCAACCGCATTGCAGCCGGCGGCTGGCGCGGCGTGCCCAAGGGCGTGGACCCCAAAACCTTCACGCCTGACGCACAGCCCGCCGTGCCGACGGACTTTGGATGGTAACGCACATGGAACATGAAAACGATCTCAAAGAAGCGCTGGAATTTCTCAGCCCGTCCGCCCTGACCTATGACGAGTGGGTGGCGGTGGGCATGGCCCTCAAGGACGGCGGCCTGCCGGTCACCGTCTGGGAGCAGTGGAGCACCCGGGACGCCGGCCGCTACCACAAGGGCGAGTGCGTCAAAAAATGGGAGAGCTTCCACGGCGGCGGGGGCAGCCCCGTCACGGTGAGCAGCATCTTCCAGATGGCCTACTCCCACGGGTGGAGCGGCCCGGCGGGCCATGCGCTGGACTGGAACGACGACATTGCCGCAGGCCCCGGCGCACAGCCGGAGGGCCGCGTGGTGGACCCGCGCTGGGTGGAAGCCCACGAGCTGGCCTTGCCGGAACAGTGGGACCCCGCCGACCAGCTGAAGCGCTACCTGCGGGCCCTGTTCGAGGCGGACGAGTATGTGGCTTACGTCACCGAGAGCTTCATGGCGGATGACCGCCGCCGCCCCACAAGGGGCTGCTGGGACCGCACCGCCGGGCAGCTCATCGCCGAGCTGGACCAATGCGGCGGGGACCTGGGCAAGGTGGTGGGCGACTGCGACCCGGAGGTGGGCGCGTGGATCTGCTTCAACCCCGTGGACGGCACCGGCCGCAAAGACGCCAACATCACCGCCTATCGCTATGCCCTTGTGGAATGCGACAACATGGAGCTGGGCAAGCAGCAGGCCATCATCCGGCAGCTGGAACTGCCCTGCGCGGCCCTCGTCTACTCCGGCGGCAAGAGCGTCCATGCCATCGTCAAGGTGGATGCCCCGGACTACACCGAGTACCGCAAGCGGGTGGATTATCTCTACGCCGCCTGCCAGAAGAACGGCCTGACCATCGACCAGCAGAACCGCAATCCCTCCCGCCTGAGCCGGATGCCCGGCATCCCGCGCGGCAGCCAGAAGCAGGTGCTGCTGGAAACAAACATCGGCAAAAGCTGCTGGGACGAGTGGCGGGACTGGCTGGAAGCCGAGACCGACGAGCTGCCGGACACCGAGAACCTTGCCGCCGACTGGGCCAGCCTGCCGCCGCTGGCCGACCCGCTCATCTTCGGGGTGCTGCGCAAGGGCCACAAGATGCTGCTGGCAGGCCCCAGCAAGGCCGGCAAGAGCTTTGCCCTCATCGAACTGTGCATCTCCATTGCCGAGGGCAAACCGTGGCTGGGGCAGTTCAACTGTGCACAGGGCAAGGTTCTGTACATCAATCTGGAACTGGACCGGGCGTCCTGCCTGCACCGCTTCAAGGATGTGTATGCGGCCCTCGGCCTTGCGCCGGAGAACCTTGCAAACATCGACATCTGGAACCTGCGCGGTGCGTCCGTGCCCATGGACAAGCTGGCCCCCAAGCTCATCCGCCGGGCCCAGAAAAAGGGCTACATGGCCGTGGTGCTGGACCCCATTTATAAGGTAATCACCGGCGACGAGAACAGCGCCGACCAGATGGCCAAGTTCTGCAACCAGTTTGACCTTGTGTGCCGCGCACTGGACTGCGCCGTGATCTACTGCCATCACCACAGCAAAGGTGCCCAGGGCGGCAAGCGCAGCATGGACCGTGCGTCCGGTTCCGGCGTGTTCGCCCGTGACCCGGACGCCATGCTGGACATGACCGAGCTGGTGCCTACCGATGCCATCCGCCAACAGCTGCACAATAAGGCCGCCTGCCGGGTCATCAAGGCCATGCTGGACAAGCGCGGCCACGCCGATGCCTACGGCCCGGACGATGCCCTCAGCCGCACCCGGATGCTGGCCATCGCCAAAGAGAACCTTGGCCTTGCCGACCTGCGGGCCATCGACGCCGAGGTGGCTGCCGCCGAGAAAAAAGCCGACGGCATGACCGCCTGGCGCATCGAGGGCACCCTGCGCGAGTTTGCCCGGTTCGACCCGGTGAACCTCTGGTTTGACTACCCGGTGCACAAGCCGGACAGCGGTCTGCTGGAGGATCTGCAGCCGGACGGAGACGTCAAGGGCTTTGCCGAACGCGGCGCGGAAAAGCGCTGGGGCAGCCGGGAGAAGCTGGCCAAGAACAAGTCCGTGGAGCTGTCCACCGCCTACGAATCCTGCACGATGGATGGCAAGGTCACTGTCTACGCCATGGCCGAGTATATGGGCCTGAAACCGGACACCGTGCGCCGCCGCCTGAAAGCCGACGGCGGTTACTGGATCGACGGCACCGACGTGGGCCGCAAAGAACCCGGTTCGGATGGATGATTACAGATTGCAATATTTTGCTTTACAGAAAGTACAAAAACGGTAAAATGCCCGGATAATCCGCATCCGCATTTTTTACGGATTTCGGAAAATGCCGCATTTTCCTACGGATCCGGGACGGAAAATGCCTATATATAATAGCATAATCCGTCCGTGTGTGATGGGGATCCCGGAGGATGGGGCGTGCACAGCCCCCATCCATCCGGGGAACCCTCCCCATCACGTTGGCCTGCATCAAAAAAAAGAAAAACGAGGTGAACCCCATGTACACGCAATTCTTTATCCCCATGCAGCCGCCCACCACCACCCACAACGCAAAGCAGCTGCACGCTTACATGAAGGGCGGCCAGCCCCACGCAGTGCTCCACGACAGCCCGGAGCTGAAAGCCGCCCGCGCCAAGCTTCATGCGTATCTCGCGCCCCATGCGCCCAAAGCGCCCATCCCGGCAGGCCAGCCGGTGCGGCTGCTGGTCAAGTGGTGCTTCCCTACCGAGGGCAAGCGCCGCAGCGGCGAGTGGCGCACCAGCAAACCCGACACCGACAACCTGGAAAAGGCCCTCAAGGACGAGATGACCCGCCTGCACTTCTGGGCGGACGACGCGCAGGTGTGCAGCGAGATCGTGGAGAAGTTCTGGTCGGACCCCTGCGGGGTGTTCGTCCGGGTGGAGGAAGTTTGATGACCTACGAAGAGAAAAAGGCCTGGCTCTGGCGGTACCGGTCGGCCAAGCGGTTCGAGCGGCTGCGGCTGGACGAGCTGGCCACGCTGGAGGCCGAAGCCATGCACACCACCCAGCGCTATTCCGCCATGCCGGGCGGCGGGGGCGACGGTCAGACATTGCCCCGGGCCGTGGAGCGCATCGAGGAAGCAAGGCAGGCTTACAAAGCCCAGTGCGAGGAGAGCGCCCGTATCCGCGAAGAGATCACCTTTGCGCTCCAGCAACTTGACGATGAGACCGAGTTCAACATCCTGTACCGGAGATACCTCTGCGGAGACAAATGGGAACGGATCGCCGACCGGCTCCATCTCACTGTCAGCTGGGTGTTCCGGCTGCACAAAAAAGCGGTGCAGCATCTGGACACCGCTGCATGACGAACTAAAAAGCACTGGTATAAGTGTGCTATAATCTAAACTGCCGAAGCCCGCAGGAAAGGTCCCTTACTCCCTTCCCCCTGCGGGCTTTGTGCTGCCCGGCTGCGACAGGGGAACACCTTTACCGACCAACAGCCTGAATGTACCAGCCGGGCACCCTTTGCATATTTCTGCCGTCCTCCGGGGCGGCGTTTGTTTTACCTGAACCATGAGAGGTGGTGACGTGTCCAACGAGAAGAATCTTATCCCGAACTCCGAGCGAAGCCCGATGGAACTGTCTGAAATGGGCAAGGCGGGCGGCATTGCGTCCGGCAAGGCACGCCGCCGCAAACGCAGCATGAAGGAAGCCGCCGACTATTACCTCAGCCTGCCGGAGACCGACCGCCGCCGGGTGAATGCCCTGCTGCGGGATGAGGTGGACCCGGAGGACGTGGACAACCAGATGAGCGTGGTCATGGGCATGGCCGAGGCCGCAAAGCGCGGCGATGCCCGCGCCGCCGGGGTGCTGCTGAAGATGCTAGGCGAGGAAGCCCCGCAGGAGGACCCCGGTGCCGACGCACTGGAAAATGCCTGCAAACTGCTGGGAGGAATCGACAGTGCCATTGACTGAGTATCAGCAGGCGTTTCTCCGCAACTGCTCCCACCGCTGGAACGTCAAGACCGGAGCCACCCGCTCCGGAAAGACCTATCTTGACTGCGCCGTCACCATCCCCAAGCGGATCTGCGCGGCCCGGGGCGAGGGCCTGCTGGTCATGCTGGGCAACACCCTGGGCACGCTGGAACGCAACGTGCTGGAGCCCATGCGGGCGCTCTGGGGGCCGGATCTGGTGGGCATCGTGCGCACCTCGGCTTCCGGCAACATCGTGCAGCTGTTCGGCCGTAAGGTGTATGTCCTCGGTGCCGACAACAAAAAGCACATTGCCCGCATCCAGGGCGCGGCCTTCGAGTACGCCTACGGCGACGAGATCACCACCTGGGATGAGGGCGTGTTCCAGATGCTGAAAAGCCGTCTGTCCTGCCCGCACTCCCATTTTGACGGCACCTGCAACCCGGATAACCCCCAGCACTGGTTCAAGAAATTCCTCGACTCGGACGCCGACATCTATTGTCAGGCCTACACCATCGACGACAACCCCACCCTGCCGCCGGAATTCGTGGCCCAGCTGAAAAAGGAGTACACCGGCACGGTGTACTATAACCGGTTCATCCTGGGGCAGTGGGCTGCGGCAGGCGGCATCATCTACCAGCCCTTCGCCGACAGCCTTGCCGAGGGCGGCGACCGCCGGTTCCTCTGGCCCGCCGGGACGCCCTGCAAACCGTGGCGCGTCCACATCGGGGTGGACTTCGGCGGCAACGGTTCCCAACACGCCTTCGTGGCCACCGGTATTCTGCCGTACTACGCGGGCGTGGTGGGGCTGGCTTCCGCCCGCATCGACCCGAAACATCAGGATGCCGACTACCTCGCTTCGCAGCTCATCGCCTTCTGCACGGCGGTGTTTGCAAGGTACGGCGAGATCCACTACCTGTTCTGCGACAGCGCTGAGCAGACCCTCATCAACCACATCCGTGCCCGGCTGCGGGCCAGCACCCTGTTCTGGCTGGCCGACCGAGTGAACAACTCCGCTAAGATCCAGATCATCGACCGCATCCGCCTGACGTCCATCCTCATGGGCGGCGGGCGGTTCTGGTATCTGCCCGAAGCCGCCACCCTGCGGGATGCACTGGCCACCGCCCTGTGGAGCCAGAAGCACCCCGGCATCGACGAGCGTCTGGACGATGGCACCACCGACATTGACACACTGGATGCGTTCGAGTACACCATTGAGCGCGACTACAGGAGACTGACTGCACGATGAACGTCATTGCTTTTATCGAATACCTGAACAAAACGAACAAAACGAAGAATCTGCAGCTGGATCCGTCCTACTATAGCCGCATTGAGACGTGGCGGCAGTGGTGGCAGGGCAACGTGCCCGGCGTGCACAACATCCGCATCCGGCGCGAGGACGGCGACCACACCCGCCGCCGGGCTTCGCTGCGGATGCCCAAGCACGTCTGTGAGGACTGGGCGAACCTGCTGCTCAACGATCAGACCACCTTCCAGATCGGGGACGCGGCCACCGCGGCCTATCTGCTGGGCAGCGACGAGCAGCAGACCGGCGGGCTTTTGCGGCAGCTGCATTTCTGGCCAAACGCCAACCAGCTGGTGGAAAAGGCCTACTGGTCCGGCACCGGCGCGTTCGTGCTGAGCGTGGAGGGCGTCCGGGGCAAAAACGGCACGCTGGAAGCGGACCCGGATGCCCGCATCCGGCTGGACTACGACCCGGCGTCCTGCATCCTTCCGCTGCGGGTGGAGCGGGGCGTGGTCACCGAAGCGGCGTTTATTTCCGAGTGCCTCATGGACGGCAGGCCCTGCGCCTACCTGCAGACCCACACGGTCAGCGGCACGCAGCGCACCGTCCGCAACGAGTGGTTTGCCATTTCCGAGGGGCCGGACGGCACGCCGGTGTTCACTCCGCACAAGGCCCCGCCGGGCATGGTGGAGAGCCTGACCGTGGACGGCTCCCCGGCGTGGTTTGCGCTATTCAGCCCGGCGGCGCTCAAGAACATTGACACCGGCCTGGGGCTGGGCATGAGCGTCTTTGCCGAGGCGCTGGACGCCGCCCAGGGCGTGGACCTGGCCTTTGACAACTACCGGCAGGACCTGTACCTCGGCGGCAAGAAAATCTTCTACGACCGCAGCCTGTGCAAGGTGGTGATCGGCGATGACGGCAAGCCCCGGTACATCCCGCCCGACGACCTGAGCAATCAGCAGTTCTACTCCCTACCGGGGCGGGACGGCAGTCTGGATGCCTCCCCGGAGTGGCACGAGTACAACCCCGACCTGCGCACCGAGCAGAACCATCAGGCGGTGCAGGACATGCTGAACCTGATGAGCTTCAAGTGCGGGCTGGGCTGCCACCGCTACAGCTTCGAGAACGGCACCGTGGCCACCGCCACCGAGTACACCGGCAGCCGGCAGGATCTGGTGCAGAACGCCAACAAGAACCAGATTCCCATCGAGAACGCGCTGATCGGCATCCTGCGGGCCATCCTGTGGGCGGCAAAGAACCTGCTGGGCGCGGACGTGGACCCGGACACCAGCATATCCGTCAACTGGGACGACAGCTATATCATCAGTCAGCAGGAGCGCACCGCGCAGCTGCGGGAGGACGCTCTGGCAGGCCTTGTGCCCCGCTGCCGCTACCTCGCCGCACGCTATGGCCTGAGCGAGGACGAGGCCCACCGGTGGACCGAGGAAGCCAAGGCCGACAGCCAGGCGGACGAAACCCTCACCTTTGGCGGGGGTGCCTGATGCTGCCGCCGTCTGCCCTCGACCGCATGCCGGACGCCTTTGTGGCGCTGTGGCAGGGCGTCGAGGATGAGATTTTAAAGGACATCGCCCGGCGCATCGCCAAGACCGGCACCCTCACCGAGACGGCCAAGTGGCAGCTGTGGCGCTACCAGCAGACCGAAGCCCTGCGCAGCGACGTGGTCAAGCTGCTGGCCAAGTACAGCGGCAAGAGCGACACCGCCATCCGGCAGTTGCTTTTGCAGGCGGCCACCGAAGCCATGGAGCGGGAGGACGCCATCTATTACCACTATGGGCTGGAGCCGACGCCCTTTGAAGAGAGCGCCGCACTGAACAATCTGCTGGACGCCGGAGCACGCCAGACGGCGGGCACCTGGAAGAACCTGACCGCCACCACGGCCAACACCGTCACAGGCCAGTTTGAACGCACCCTGGACGCCGCATGGGCCAAGGTGAGCACCGGTGCCTTCGACTACAAAACCGCCGTCAAACAGGCTGTGGACAGCCTTGCAGACGGCATGAAGTTCGTCACCTACCCAACCGGCCACAAGGACAGCATCGAGGTAGCCGCACGGCGGGCCATCCTGACCGGCGTCAACCAGACCGCAGGCAAGCTGCAGGTGGCCCGCGCCGACGAGATGGGGGTTGAGTTCTTCGAGACCACCGCCCACGGCGGTGCACGCCCCAGCCACGCCGAGTGGCAGGGCAGGCAGTTCCACCGGGGCGGTGCGGTGGACTACATGGGAAAGCATTACCCGGATTTCGAGGCCGCCACCGGCTACGGCACCGGGGCCGGGCTGTGCGGCTGGAACTGCCGACACACCTTTTTCGCCGTGTTTCCGGAGCTGGGCGACCCGCCCGCATGGACCCGCGACCAGCTGGAAGAGCTGAACGCCCGGAACATCGAGTATAACGGCAAACTGTACACCCGGTACGAGATCAACCAGATGCAGCGTGCCCGGGAGCGCAATGTGCGCCGCTGGAAGAAACGGTATCTCGCCGAGACGGCTGCCGGGGTGGACACCATCGACAGTGCTGTGCGCCTGAAAGCCGCCCGCCAGAGCCTTGCGGAGTTTGCCAAGGCCACCGGCGGACGGGTGGACAGTGCACGGGTAAGCGTGCCGAAGTTCGGCAGGAGCGAGGGCAGCAGGGCAAGCGCACAGGTGCGGAAAGCATCCTCTACATACAGCAGCTTGAACACAAAGGCGAAACCTGTTACAATGCAGTCAATCGCAAATGTTAAGGCGTTCAGCTGTGACACACTGGATGCCGCCGGGCAGCAACAGCTGAAAAACGCCCACAAGCGCCTTCTCATGGTCGCTTCAAAGCAGCCGGAAAATGTTGAAGTGGGCAGGGTGTTCGACATCAAGATGAAGCCGCTGACGAAAGATATCATCGGCTTGCCGGATGGTCATTCTGTTCAGCTACCAAACCCGGATGTACCCTATATTGCGATTCATACCCATCCTGCATGCGGTAGCTTTTCAAATGGTGATCTGCGGCAATTTACGCGAAACGCAAATTTGAAGTTGCTTACTGCTCTTGGGCATGATGGGCATATTTACGCAATCGAAAAGACTTCTACTTTTCAAGAAAGCTCCGCGAAACAGGCCATTCGGAAAATGGATTGCGCAATTGATGAATTGCTCAAGTCCACGCTGACGGATGAACAGGTTCTTGAAAAGGCAGAAGGGGTTATTTCGGACTGCATAAAGGAGTTGCAGAAAAATGGTGCCAAATTCTACGAATAAACCTTCTTACACAGAACAGGAAGTCAGGGAAATGCAGCAGGTTCTTCTGGAAACTCCTGTAGACCCGGCATATGACGATATTTGCAACTCATTTTACGATGGGTGGGACAGAACTGTACACCGTCAGATGTATGCTCGTGACTGCTACAGTATTTTGAAAGAACTTGGAAAGCTCCCGCCCGGCATCGAATAACCTTAACCACCATCCACCCGGACGGTGGTTTTCTTTTGCCCATTTTTACAGAAAGGAACGAACCATGAAAAAGATTCTTCTCGCCCTTGCGCTGGCCACATCCATTCTGCTGTGTGGCTGTTCCAGCGAAGCCGAAAAGGCCAACTACAACATCTCCAAGCAGGCTGATTACTTCGAGAGTGAGCGCAAGATCACCGTCTACAACGCCCGCACCGACAAGGTGATCATGGAAGCCGAGGGCTACATGTCCATCTCTAACAACTCGAGCAACGAGCTGGTCTGTACAGTAAAGATCGGCCCCGATACCTACCGCAAAAACTACATCTATCTCAATGACTACACGATGTATGTGGTGGAGGACATCACCGGCACGCATACGGACCCGTACCACTACAAGCTCTATTTCCACACGGACGTACTGCCGAGCGTAGAGGTCAAGCCGTAACCCCCCAAGCCATTCAAAGCACTGTGCAAAAAATGCACGGTGCTTTTTTCATGCCGTCTTAGCTCAGCAGGAAGAGCGGCTGCCCCGTAAGCAGCGGGCCGATGGTTCAAGCCCATCAGGCGGCACCACGCAGTGGGCGGTGCGTACCCCGTCCAAGACCGAATACTGACAGCGAACAGTGTATAAAAACTGTGGTCACACCCAACGAAAGGAGTTTCCACCATGAAACGCGAAGATGTGAAGAACAAGATTCCCGGCATTACCGACGAGCAGCTGAACTGGCTCATGCAGGAGAACGGCGCTGACATCAACCGGGAGAAGTCTGCCGCCACCGCCCTGCAGACCCAGCTGAACAACGTGAATGCCCAGCTCAAGACCGCGCAGGACGGCCTTGCCGCCTTTGACGGCAAGAAGAAGCCGGAAGAGTACGAGGCCGAGCTGGCCAAGCTTCAGGCCGATCTGAAGGCACAGGCCGACGGCTTTGCCTTTGACAACGCCCTCGACACCGCCATCCTCGGCAAGAAGGGCCGCAGCGTCAAGGCCGTGCGTGCCCTGCTGGACGTGGACAGCCTGAAAGGCTCTGCCGACCGCACTGCCGACATCGCCAAGGCACTGGACGAGGCCGCAAAGGCAAACCCCTGGGCGTTCGGCGAGGACGCAGGCCAGACCGGCGCGGGCCGGTACTCCACCGGTGCTGCTCACGGCGACCCCATGCACGGCGAGGGTGATACCGACCCGGTGGAAGCTGCCTTTAAAACCCTGAATCCCACCATCAAACTGTAAGAAAGGACAAGAAACTATGCCTCATACCGCAAGAGAACGTTATTCTGAACTGGTAGACGCCAAGCTGCGCGCGACCATCGTCAAGCGCGTGGGCGTCATCTGCAACAACCGCTACGAGGGCACCCCCAAGGCGGGCGCGGTCAAGGTGCCCGTGCGTGACACCGAGGTGGCCGTGGCCGACTATAACAAAAAGACCGGTTCCACCATGACCCACGGCGACACCAGCTACTTGACCGTGACCATCGACAAGGACAAGGCCGTGAACGAGCTGATCGACGGCTTTGACGCCGAGAGCGTGTCCGGCAAACTGGTGGCCGACCGTCTGGACAGCGCCGGTTACTCGCTGGCGCTGCAGATGGAAAAGGACGCCTCTGAAGAGCTGACCACCGGCGGCACCGCGCTGGCCGACACCGCTGCCCTGACCAAGGCCACCGTTTACGAGAAGATCGTGGACGCCCGCACCCAGCTGTCCAACGCCTACGTCCCCACCAACGACCGCTGGCTGCTGGTGTCTCCGGACACCTATGCCCTGCTGCTCAAGAGCCCGGAGTTCATCAAGGCGTCCGACCTGGGCGACGCCGTGGTGCAGACCGGCGCTGTGGGCCGTGTGGCGGGCTTTAACGTGTTCGAGGACACCACTCTGGGCGACAAGGTGGACTTCGTGGCCGGTCACCCCAACTGGTTTACCCGGGTCGAGGAGTGGACCGAGCCTGTGGCCGTGAACGACCTGAAGGGCAGCGGCACTTACATCGGTGCCTGTGCCGTACAGGGCCGCAAGGTGTACGCCCACAAGGTGACCAAGGCCGCCGCCATCCTCGTCAAGAAGCACGCCTAAGGAAAGGAGCTGCCATGCTGTACTGTACCTATGACGAATACCAGGCGGCGGGCGGTACGGTGCCGGAAGCGGCCTTCGGGGTGCTGTGCAGCCGGGCGTCCCGCCTGATCGACAGCGCCACCTTTGGCCGGGCAGAAGCCCACGCCGCCGGGTGTGAGGATTGCCGCCAGATGCTGGCCGACGCCTGCGCCCAGATCGTGGATCTGTTTGCCGCACAGGCCGCCGTGGGTGCGGTTCCGGGCGCGGCAAGCGTCTCCAACGACGGATGGAGCGTGAGCTTTTCGGCAAACAGCAGCCTGTCCGCAGCGGTGCGCACGGAAGCGTGGCACGTCCTGGAAAACGCTCTTGGCGCAGACCCCCACGGCCTGCTGTACAGGGGGTGTTTCTGATGCAGGGCACTGTCACTGTGGTCAACCTCATCCGCGACACCGCAACCGAGACCGACACGCCGGTGTGCTGGGTGTTTCCGGCCTGCAGCTGGCGGGAGCGGCGCGGTTCTTCCGGCTCCGGCACCGCCAAGGACCCGGAGCGTACCACCCATGTGCGCATCCCGGCGGGGCTTTGCACGCAGGGCTATCTGCCCTATGCCCAGTGGGCGGCGCTGCCTGTCGCCGAAAAGCGCAGGCACTGGACGCTGAAACGCGGCTGGAAGCTGGTGCAGGGCGCGGTGACCACCCTGACCGCCGAAGAGTACGCCCACCTCGAAAAAACGCACCTGTGCTGCACCGTGTCGGCCATCTCGGACAACCGGGAACCGCTGCTGCCTCACTGGCATGTGGAAGGGAGCTGAGAACATGAGCGAAATGATCCCGTTCGGGCCCGTTGCCCCGTCGGCAAAACCGAAGTTTGACCCGCCGGATGGGTTCCGGTATCAGACAGACGGCATCCAGATGCAGCTGTCGTGGCGGCCGGACTTCGGCGCGGAGAAAACCGCCGCTCTGCAAAAGGCACAGTATGCCCTCGCACAGGAAGCGGCCAAGCTGATCGACAGCTATGTGCCCTTTGCCACCGGCACCCTGAAGAACAGCGTGAACCTCGCCAGCAAGTATGACGAGGGTCTGCTGGTGTATGACACGCCCTATGCACGCAAGCAGTATTACCTGCATGAGCAGGGCACTTGCCTGCACGGAGAGACCGGTCTGCGCGGCTCCTACTGGGGCCAGCGTGCCCTGGCGGACGTCGGAGAGCACCTCGCCCTTTACGGTGCGCGGGCTGTCACGACCTTCTGGGGAGGGATGGGACACTTATGAGCGAGAGACCCACCATTGCCGCCCTGCGGGCGTGGCTCAAGAGCTGCCCGCTCATCGCCGAAGAGCAGGAATCCACCGGGGCGGCGTTCCGCATTGCAGGGCTGGATGAGGACGCCACCGCCTTTTCCATTGAGGACAGCCCCGGCGACCCGGTGATCACCGAGTATTTTTCCGGGCGGAACATGGCAAAGAATTACCTGTTTTTGTCCCGGCGGGAATACGGCGAAGCGGACGTGCTGGCCATCCAGAACAGCGGCTTTTTTGAGCAGCTCACCGACTGGGTTCTGGCCCAGAATGACTGCCACCACCTGCCCGCGCTGGCCGCACCCCGACAGCCCATCGGCATCGCCGTCACCTCCACCGGCTACATCGTCACCAGCAGCGCGGGCAGCTGCCGGATGCAGATGCAGCTGCGCCTGACCTACTATCAGCCCAAATGAAAGGAGTTTTGCTATGACCGTAGCAGAAGCCATTACCAAGTCCGGCATCACGCCCAGCGCGTCCTATACCGGCATCGAGACGGCGGACGACTTCGTGTTTGCCATCCAGACCGAGAGCACCCAGAGCAAGGAGACTGACTGGGTGGTCTGCGCCGACCACGTCAAGGAGCACAGCGGTGCGCTGAACGCCACCACCAACTCCGACACCTTCATCCGCACCGGCCCCACCGACACCAAGAGCGCTGTGCAGCGCACCCTGTCGGTCAACGGCAACCGCTGCGTCGGCGACGCGTTCCAGGATTTCCTGCTGTCCCGCAAGATCGTGTTCGGCACCGGCAGTGATGTCATTGTGCCGTACATCTACTTCAGCCTGCGCACCGGCAAGGGCGAGAAGGGCAGCTGTTCGCTGGTCGTCACCAGCGACGTGGGCGGTGCAGCCGGTTCCCCGGCCACCTTTGCCTGCGACGTCAAGGGCATCGGCATCCCTGCGGAGTTCAACTACATCACTGCAGCCGCAGGCTGATCTTCCCCGCATCTTTCCCCGCTCCGCCCGGAACGGGGATTTTTTATGCCGTGAAAACAGTTCTCTCCGGGGCAGCACCGGGGCACGGCCCAACGAAAGGAGCCAGAAAATGGTTATTTGTGGACAGGAATTCAACTTTTCCGTGCTGAACGCCAACGACATGGACCGCTTCGAGGATGCCAACGAGCGGATGCAGCAGGCGGGCCGGGCCGAAGAGGAACGCTTCAACCGCGGCGGCGTGCGTCTGGGCGACCATATGCGTGCACAGGCGCGTCTCGTGATGGCCTGCATTGACGAGATCCTTGGCGCGGGCGCATCTGCCCGGCTGGGTCTGGATGAAAACAATGCAGCGCCCATCTATGACGTGCTGGACGCCATCAACGAGGCCTGCATGGCCGAAAAGCAGCGCTATACCAGCCGCATCCCCAAGCCCCAGCCCATGAACCGGAAGCAGCGCCGGGCAGCGGCAAAAGCGCAGCAGCGCACCCAGACGGCGGGCCGCATCGTCAGCCAGCAGCCTGTGAGCTTCCCGGCACAGCCGCCCGCCGTCCGGATGGTGGAGCGGGTGGACAAAGCCGCCCGCCGCAAGGCCCTGCTGGCAGAGCTGGCGGCGCTGGATGACTGACCTGCTGACGGACGCCCTGCCCACCGTATGGCACGGCAGGCGCATTGACCCGGACTTCCGGCACATGGTGCGGCTGTCCGCTGCCTACAGCCATGGAGAGGTCGAGGCTGACCCGGTGGCCTTTGCCCTGCAGCTGTGTGGGCAGTTCTACACCGAGCGTTTTTCACCCTCCGACCTGCAGGAAAAATACAGCTGGCTCATCGAGTTTTACTGCGCCGGAGAACAGGCCGCAGAGCCAGCAGCGGCAAAGCCTGCCAGCAGGCCCGACACCGGCCCGGCGTTCGACTACCGGTGTGACGCGCCCTACATCGTGGCAGCGTTCCAGCAGGCCTACGGCATCGACCTGACCACCGAAAAACTGCACTGGTTCCGGTTCCGGGCGCTGTTTGCCGCCCTGCCGGAAGATACCCTCATGGCCAAGATCATAAACTGGCGCACTCTGGACCTGGCTGACTACGAGGGCAGCATGCGGGAGCACTATGCCGCGCTGAAGGAGCGCTTTGCTCTGACGCCGGAGCTGAGAGGGGGTGCCGCTGTTGCCCAGACCGTTGCCGAACACGACGCGGCATTCCTGGCCCGCTTCCGGCACTGAGCGGGTTCCGGTGCCCTGCCCCTACTGCGGCAGGCCCCTGCCCGTATGGGCGGTGCGCACGGCCACGGCATCCGGCGTGTGGGTCAAATGCAAAAATCCCTCCTGCAAACGGGAGGTAGAGATCAAACTGTAAAGCCTGTGCCCTTGTGCCCGCGCTCTGAATGAGAGGTGGACACATGGCAGATTTCAGCATCACCGGCGAAGTAAGGCTCAACAGCGACCCGGCGGAAAAGAGCACCAGCAAGTGGACCGTTGCCGCCGGAAACATGATCGCGGACTTTGCAAAAAAGGCCGCATCGGAACTGGGCAAGGTGGTCCAGAGCGGCGTGGACTACAACGCCAGCATGGAGAGCTACCTGACCAACTTTAAGGTCATGCTGGGCAACGAGGAGCTGGCCGCCGCCAAGATTTCCGAGCTGCGCAAGATGGCGGCATCCACGCCCTTTGCCCTGTCCGACCTGACCGAGGGCACCCAGACCCTGCTGCAGTTCGGCATCGCGGCGGATGACACCACCGACGTGCTGAAACAGCTGGGCGATATCTCCCTTGGCAACGCGGACAAGCTGCAGACGCTGGTGCGTGCCTATGGCAAGATGTCCAGTGCCCAGAAGGTCACGCTGGAAAACGTTAACATGATGATCGACGCGGGCTTTAACCCGCTGAACCAGATCTGTGACGCCACCGGCGAGAGCATGTCCGACCTGTACAAGCGCATCTCGGACGGCAGGGTCAGCTTTGAAGAGCTGCAGTATGCAGTGCAGGCCGCCACCAGTGAGGGCGGGCAATTTTACAACGGCATGCTGGAAGCCAGCCAGACCTTCAGCGGCCGCATGTCCACCCTGAAGGATAACGTGGCCGCCCTGACCGGCGAGCTGACCAGCGGGCTGTTTGCGGCGCTGGGCGACCTTGTGGTGAAGCTCAACGAGGTGGTAACCTCCTTCCTCGACAGCGACGAGAAGATGGCCCAGCTCAAGGACACCATCGGTATTGCTACGTCGGTGGTCGCGGCGGCGGGCGCGGCGTTCGCCGGGTATAAAGCAACCATTGCGGCAACAACGGTGGTTACCACTGCACAGAAATTGGCTGTTACCGCATTGAACACGGCAAATCTACAGGCCGCCGCTGGCGCAGGCGTTTTCAAAGTTGCAATGGCTGCACTGAACAGTGTGGTTGCAGCAAATCCGATAGGGCTGGCAGTAGCTGCATTTGCCGCTCTGACGGCGGGGCTCATCACAGCATATAAGAGCAGTGAAACGTTCCGTTCCGGTTGGAACACCTGCATGAACGGCCTGCGTTCTGCTGCTGATTTTGCCGTGAACAGCGTGTTGACAACGCTTAACATGCTGATGTCGTCCATCCGCGGTATTGCTGCCGCACTTGCCGCTTTACCGCAGGGTGCAGCGGCTGCGGTGGATGCTTATAATAGCGCTTACGCGGCTTCGCGCCAAAATTACACGCAGAAGCGCAATCAGAAAAACTGGGACAACTCCCACAAAGACCTCGAATGGGACGATGACAACGGATGGGTGCCGAAGGGCACAAGCAGCTCCGGCAACGGCAGCAGCCGCGCCGGGAGCCAGACAGCTGCGAATCCTTACCCGGCCATCGCCAGCGGAGCCAAGAAAGCCAGCAAGGCCACGAAGGAAGCTGCTGCCGAAGTGGTCAAGTCCGTCTCGGACACCACGACCGAAATCGACGGCAAGATCACCCGCACCACCGAAAACATCACCGAGACCCTGTCCACCGGCAAGACCCAGCAAAAGCAGGTCATCACCGAGACCTCCCGCCAGATGGTGGAAGGCGTGCTCAAGGACATCAAGACCATCACCGAGGTGGACGAGAAGGGCCAAAAGACCGTCAAGCAGACCATGGAGACGGTGCGGGAAGTGGCCAAGACCGTAACCGCCACCACCTCCGGCATCGTGGACGGCATCCAGACCAGCACCAAGACGGTGACCGAGACCCTGACCGACGGCACCGAGACCCAGAAGAAGGTCATCACCGAGACCTACGACGACGTGGTGGACGGTGCCCTCGTGACGGTGGAGCGGGTCAAGACCATTGCCGCCGATGGCACCGAAGAGGTGGCCGAGACCACCAAAGAGGCGTCCATCAAGAGCTTCGACGACCTGTGGAAGGAGCTGCAGACCCACGCCGACACCGGCCTGCTGGGCACCTTCGACAGCCTCTATACCGCCGTCAAGAACAAGGACTGGAAGTCCATCGGCCTGTGGGCGGCAAACGCCATCTACGGCGGCCTGACCGCCGACCAGAAGAAACAGGTCAATGACTTTGCCCTCGGTCTGGTGGACAAGCTCAACGAGGCGCTGGGCAACGCTCAGACAGCCCTCGTGCAGAAGGGCATCGACATCGGTGCCCAGATCTGCAAGGGGTTGACCTCCGGCTTTGGCGAGGTCTGGACGCAGGCCAAGAACCTCGGCACCCAGCTCACCGGCATCTTCCAGGGGCTGAAAGCGCCCTTGAGCAGCGCCGCACTGGCCATCAGCCAGGGCCTGTCCGGCGGTCTGCTGTCCAGCTTCCCGGCCATCTATGCGGGTGTGGGCTCCATGGTGGGCACCATCGGTGCGGCCTTTGAGGGCATGATGACGGCCATTGCCTCCGCCCTGAATGCGACCGTGTTCGGCATCCCCATGGGCGTGATCGTGGCGGGTGCCGCCGTGGCGCTGGGAGTGGCCATCGCGGCCATCTGCGCAAGCCTCGGTGCCTCCAGAAAGAGCAAGCCCAGCCCCGGCGGGGGCAGCGCTTCCGGCGGGTCTGGTTCCGGCGGCATCAGCGGAGACATCGACATCTCCACCGGCACCGGCAGCCTGGAGGACGCCATCACCGCCAACACCAAGGCGCTGGAAAAGACCAACGCCGCCCTTGCCGACATGATCCGGCAGGCGGGCACGCTGGTCCTCTCGGACAACATGCGGTTGGGCAACACCGTGGCGGCGTCCGGCACGGCCCGTGTGGCCGCAGCCGCCAACAGCTACCACCGCGAGGGTGACACCAACATCACCCAGAACATTTACTCGAAGGCTCAGACCGCCGCCGACCTGCAGCGGGAAGCCCGCTGGGAAGCCGACCGCGCCAAGGCCCAGCGCCGATGAAAGGAGGACACCAATGCTCTTTAAAGATCACTTGAAGCTGGTCACAGACGCCGGTGCCGTCCTGCATCTGGGCTGGGATTACGACGCGCCCTACAACCTCGACCCGCTGAACGGCGTGGATGTGGACATCCAGACCGCGCAGGGTATCAACCAGACCGGCACCACGGTCGAGCGGCAGAGCGTGGCAGGCGTGTCCCGTACTTTGTCGGTGGTGTTCTGGGGCGGCCATGCCCTCGACACTGCCCGCAATTTTGCCCGGAAACTGCCCTATTACACCACCGGCACGATGTACTTCGGGGACGCCTACTTCACCCGTTTTGTGGTGCAGAAAACGCCCTACTTTTCCAGCTACACAGAGCCGCGCTGTGAGCTGATGCTGTACAGCCCCAAGCCCTACTGGTACGGCCTGACCGCCACAGCCCGCGTGCTGGGTGGCTACCAGCCAGCGTTCAGCTTCCCGGTCTGCTACGACAGTCACACCTACGGCATCCGGCAGGACGGCGAGGCGGCAGTGCTGCGCAACCCCGGCAGCCTGCCGGTGCCCTTTACGGCAACCCTGCGCAGCACCATGCCGGTGGAGCACCCGCGCGTGGTAGACCTGCGCACCGGGGCCTTTATCGGCTTTGACCTGTCCTTACAGGATGGCGACCGGCTGGAGATCTACCGCAGCACCACCGACCGGCTGGCCTGCACCCTGACCCGGGAGGGCAAGACTGAGAACATCTTCGCAAAGCTGGACGAGAACAGCACCCTGACCGAGCTGCAGCCCGGTGACAACATTCTGAGCATGCAGGCGGACAGCGGCGCGGCCTACTTGCAGGCATCCGTGAGCTTTTACCCGATGGAGGCGGGCATCCTGCCCGAACCGCTATGAGACTGGACGTTTTGGACGCCGACACCCTTGTCTGTGTGGGCTGGGTGGACGTGTGGGTGTCCCTCTACTGGGACAGCCCCTATTACTCCGAGGGCGGCTTTACCCTTGAGGTAAGGCCGACCACCGAGAACCTACAGCTTTTGCAGGAGGGCCGGTGGCTGGTGCGCAGCGACGAGACGCCCCGCATCCCGATGCGGATCTGCGGCAGGGCCAACCAGAACGAGGACGCAAACCTCGTGGTGAGCGGCTACCCGGCCACCTGGATCCTGACCAAAAGGGTCTCCGCTGCACCCATCAAGGGGCAGAACGCCGAGCAGGCCATGCGCAGCCTTGTGGCGGCGGCAAAGCCGTGGCCGCGCCTGGAGCTGGGCACCGAGTACGGCTTCGACACCGTGTTCGACAAGCAGACTTCTGGCGGCAGCGTGTTCGACTACTGCCAGACCATCGGGCAGGCCTGTGATCTGGGTTTCCGGGTCATCCTGAGCGGCACCGGCAGCAGCAAAAAGCTGCTGTTCGAGTGCTTCCGGCCCACCTTCGACCCCAACAACCGGTACAGCCCCAAGTGGGGCAATCTGCTCAACGCGGGCTGGTCCTTTGCCGATACCGATTACGCCAACGTGGCCCTTGTGCAGGGGGCCGGTGAGGGCAGTCAGCGGGCCACCTGCTGGGTAGGCGATGTAGACAGCACCGGAGCCGACCGGCGGGAGATCTACATCGACGCCCGCGACATCCAGCCCGACAAGGAAAAGGGCGAGACCACCGCCAGTCAATCGTATCTCGACAAGCTGGCCGACCGGGGCGGGCAGAAACTGTTGGCCCAGCTGCGCATCGGCAACATCGAGTTTGACGTGGACGATGACGCGCTGGCCGTGGGCGACGTGCTGAGCGTCAGCCTGCCCCAGCTGGGCTACACCGCCATGGTGCGGGTGGCCGACATCATCACCGAGAGCCAGTCCAGCGGCACCACCCGGACCATCCGGCTGGGCACACCGAGCTGGCACAAGACGTAAAGGAGGGCTTATGGCCGATATCATCACCTACCCGGAAAACGGCATCACCTACGACGCCGACGACGCTTCCGGGTACCTCAGCACCCGCCTGAGCGGCGTATACAGCGCAGACGAGGACTTTGCCGTGACCGCAAACGGCGACCTGACCGTGACCGTCAGCGCCGGGCAGGCATGGGTGCGTCCGGCCCGCTTCCGGGGCCGCAGCATCATCCTGGAGCAGCCGGAGACGGTCACCCTGACCGCCGCCGACACTGTGCGCAGCCGCATCGACCGGCTGGTGCTGCGGTACGACGCAGCCGCCAAAAAGACCAGCCTGACCGTGCTGACCGGCACCCCGGACAGCGCCAGCCCCACGGCACCGGAGATCACCCGCACCGCGCTGGTGTACGACCTGTGCCTGGCCGACATCCGCCGCCCGGCGGGCAGCACTGTGATCACCGCCGCCGACATCACCGACACCCGCGCGGACGAGGACGTGTGCGGCGTCATGCGGGACGGGGTCAAGGGCATCCCCACGGCCCAGCTGCAGGCGCAGGCGCTGGCCATGATGACTCAGCTGTCCACTGAGCTGCACGCCAAACTCGACGCCCTGGACGCCGCCATCGCGGGCGTGGAGAGCGGGAGCTTTTATACCAAGGCAGAGGCGGACGCGAAATTCGGCACGCCGTACAGCCTGCCCGCTGCTACAGTCAGCACGCTGGGCGGCGTGAAGGTGGGCGACTATCTGGACATCGCTGCGGACGGCACCCTGAGCGGCAAGACGCTGTATGACACCATCGCGGCCAGTGT